GCGCCTGGCGTTCCCGCTTGCGAAGTTCATTGACCCAATTTGCAGGCTCATCTGGTTCAGGCGGCTGTTCATCGCCAAAGGTAACGACAACCTCGCTTTCCTCGGCTTCAGGCTCAACCGCCGCTTCCTCAACCTCAGGCTCAATTGGATCAACGGCCTCGGGGGTTTCGTCCTCAATCAGCGTTCCATCAGCCATTTGCCGGGCCTCCTTGGGGTTGCAATGCTTGCGCCTGCTCTATCGCCTGCGCCTCGCGGGCAAGGTCAATCCCTGCCAGCGTCTCAATCGTCTGGGCGTTGGTCAGCGCCACCTTGGCATCAGACAAGGCCGCGTCATGTTCTGCTTTCTTGGCCGTCTGCATCAACAGCATGGCATTGGCATCAGGTTGCGCCGGGGGTTGTTGCGCCTGTTCTGCCTTGTCCTTGTCGGTAGGTTCCAGAACGCCAAGCTGCACCATTTGCTTGCGGAAGTAATCCCGCACATCCGCAATGCCCTCGCCTTCCATGTTCATCATTGCCATCGCCATCAGAACCTTGATGTCTTGCGGGTCTTGGCTGATCGAGGCCATGCCCGTAAGCGCCCGCACCGTTGCGGCCCTGCGGCTGCTGGACGATGGTCCCACGTCAGACACCACGTCAAACTTGGCGCGGGCAAAATCCACCTCTTGCACAACGGCTCCGGTTTGCTTGTCCAATACGGGGCGGCCAAGTTCCACCGTTCCCGTTTCACCTTGGCTGTCGATGACCTTCATCTTGCGGCCCTTTTCGACATACACGTCAGCCGCCATTGAAAGATAAATCTGCCCAGTCCGCACCTTGGCTTTCGCCATGTTGCTCATGTAGATAAACGCCTGCATGTCCAGGCGGCTTTGGATCAACTCCACCGCCTTGCCTGACATGTTCGGCTGCATCTGTTCCCCGGCTTCCTGGTTGCCCAGAATGTCTTGCATGTCAGTCTCGGTGATCTGGATCAATGCAGCCAATGCAGGCGGAATATCCGGGGCTTTCGTCATGCCAAGCGGCCCCATCGGGGTTTCGCTGCCGTCAATGTTCTTCGTCGGGTTAATCAGGCGATAGGTATAGGACTTGCCATCCTCCCACAGGTCAGAGTGCCCTGCCATTTGCTCGGGCGTAAAGATCGGCACATCAATCGTCGGGTAAGACGCAATCTCGGCAATGCGGCTCTTGACCATGTTGCCCAGCATCTGCGCATCACGGTATGGCCGCACAAGCCCCTCGCACCGCTCGATGTTGTCGATATAGCACCTCTGCCCATACACAGGCACAATCGGTATCTCAGTGCCCGCGATGATCCCGCAATCCTCTAGCACGCCGCCGCCAGACAGAATGTATTTGTGAACGGCCCGCGTCTTAACCCGCTTCTTGCCGATCTGCACCGAACCTACCGCTACAAGTCGCGCCTCAAGTTCCGGGTCCGCATCAAACTCGGCTTGCGTATGCTTTTCAATGTCGCCCGTAATGGTCTGGTATGTGTAAACGGTCCGCTTGACCTCCTCCACCTTCCAGTATTCGGCTACGTAAACCACATCAGGCGTGGCCCAATCAAACGTAGGGCGGTAGTTGCTGAACACCCATGATTGCGGCTCATCCCCGTATTCATCCATGTAGGCGGGGCGCGTCATACTATTCAGCACAAAGCAATGCTTGGCATCGGCCTTATCCTGCCGCTTGGCATTCATGTCGAAATAGACGCTGATGTCAGCATCAAATATCGGCTCGATCTTGATGCGCTGCGTCTCATCCTCATCTGAATACGGGTCCACATAGTCAGTCGATAGCCGCCACGCGCCAAAGCCGCCCGACACAGCCTCATCAAATGCCGTGTCGTAAGCCTCGAGCGCCGTGCAATCTTGCTCATCCGCCCGCAACATGCCCATGCAGGCATCGGCCAATTCGTCTGCATCCTCGCCGTCCTTTGGAATGAAATTTACGTCAATCCGGTTGTTGCGGTATTCGTTCACCACCCGCATAACGGCCAGACGGCCTTTGTTGAATTCCAGCTTTGGCCTGCCATCGAATGCAGCGCCTAGCACGCCTTCCCATTGCGCCCCCGGAATGCGAACAAACCGCCTGTCTGATATGCTGCGCTCTCGGTCCTCTTGGGTTCCGGTCTGAATGGCATCAAATTCACGCAAGGCTTGCGCGTGAACAATGGCCCAACGTTCTTCATTAGTCATGGATTATCTCCTAGCAAACGGCATTGGGCGGGGTTGCGGGATAAATGAAGGCTTTGTATCAACCTTTGCCGTCATTGCCGGGAATAGATCGGTTAGCGCCCATACTAGCGCATCAACCCTATCAGGGGAATAGCCCTGCGCTTTGCGGTCAAAGTCGCTGGTAAAGCTGCACATCTGGCCTTCAAGGTCGCTAAACTCTCCGACATGCCAGACCTTTCCCAATTCATACAGCGCCGAAATAGGTTCGGCTCGTGTGACCTTCCCGCGTGACGCATGAACGGCACGGAATGGTGCATGCTGCATTTGCGCCCGCAATACGCTCTCAACCATTTGCCCGCCTTGGTTTATCTCGGCAACAATCCGGTCAGCATTGTAAAGCCGGAACAGGCTAATTGCCCGCTGCGCCCATTCCTCGGGGCGATATTTGCCGCTCTCGTCCGCCAGGATATAACCATGGCCGTCCGGCGAAAGCCCCGCCACGATCAGACCCGTTTCGTCTGACCCAATGTCATTCGACACAGCCGGGTCAATCGCCACGACAACGCGCACCAATTGCGGTGCTTCAACCTTGCGCCTGATATAGCTGCGCCGCCAAAGCGCGTTTTCCACATCAGCCGTGAATAGACCATCAAAGAAGCGCCGCCGTTGCCGCTCAGGCAATGCCTTCAGGCTTTCCAGATATTCAGGCGGCAGGTTAGCTACGTTGTCGTATGGGTTCAGCACAATGTGCGCATACTTGCTGCGGTCCAGCGGCATTTCCCCGTCAGGGTGCACGCCGTCAATCCACATGCGATAGGTCCAGTGCGCCGATGTCGTCGGGTTCAGATCAACATAGGAACGCAGAGATAGCGGCCTGCCGTCAACCATGGCCACAGACTGCGCAAGGCGGGTCTGGGCGACGGTGTAGCTACTGACAGGTATCTCGCTGGCCTCGTTGAAATACAGCGTGGCAAATTCGCGCCCTAGAACCTTGTCCACCCGTTCCTTATCGTCCAGCCCCGCAAGCCAAACCTCAGACCCGTTGTCAAAGCTGAAATAGCCGTCCTGCTCATGCCATTTGTAGGGCACCTGCGGATAGGCTAGCTGCATCATCTTGGGGAACGTATCCTTGCCGATGGACTGCTTTACCGCCACGCCATGACGGCGAAATATTGCATGACGTGATCCAGGTGCTTTTATTGCCCGCGTGCCGATGCAGTAATTCAGCGCGAACGTCTTGCCGGATCGTGACCCGCCATAGGCTAGGATGTTCGATGCTGCCCCGCTTGCCAGCGTGCGCAGTTCCTTTTGCTTCGGTGTCAGGTCAAAGATTGGCATCAGCTTGGGTGATATTGACGGTAATGCCCAGATCGCCCGTTACCTGAAGCGGAATGACCTTTCCCAATAGCGCCATGAATGGGCCGGGGTTTTCATGGGCCTGTAATGTTAGGTATCCGACAACACCGCCTTCGCCGCCCGCCTGCTTTGCCGCCTCAATTATCGCGTCTTTCAACAGGGCAGTTGTCTTATTGGTCATGCCTTTAGGACGGCCCGGACCTGCTTTTCCTTGACCGATTTTAGGCGTTTTAATATCGCCGTCCGTCATTCATCAGCCCTTGCCGCCTTTGGACTTCTTCGTAGCCTTCTTAGCCATGGGAAGCCTCCTATTGCTGGAGCCCTGATGTTAGCATGGCGCGGGGCAAATAAAAAGCCCCCACCCAATTAAGGGAAGGGGCGGCGCTAGTAGACGTGACAGATGAATTACAGGCTACCCACGTTTTGGTGGTGTGTCAAACGTTGCCCGCTCCGCATCCCGCCTTGCGAGATGTTCCTCGAATGTCAGGCCCTCGTTTGGCAGGGTTGTAGGCCGCTCTACCATTTGCATGGCGGCGGTGATGCTGCCAATCAATGCCAGCCCTGCATGGTAGGTTAGCGGGACTTGGCAAAATTCAGCGCCGCTGCGCCATATGTGCAGAATTGGACCGGGGCGCACGGTGATGAGGTTTGCCCAGTCCTCGGGCTTGGTTTCGCCGTGGCTCATAGTGCCACCCCAAATAGGTCACCAATCGACTGCGATGCATCTTCAAGATTTTTCCCCGCTTGCGCTGCATATTCCGGCTTCAACTCGAAACCCAGATAGCGGCGGAATTGCTTGATTGCCTGGTAGCCCGTCGATCCGATGCCATTGAACGGGTCCATAACGACATCGCCGGGCTTCGTGTAAAGCCGCAGGCATCTGTCAATCACGTCCAGTTGGAGCGGGCAAACATGGCGCTCATCGTTCTGCGCTTTCATCCTGTTCAGAACGTTGCCTTGCTTGATATCCATCCAGACTGGGCTTGCCAGTTTTTGCCATTCATATACGTCAAACTCGGCATGTGGGATCAAAGCCGCGATGGCTTCATCTGTCGGAACCGAAGACGCAAGGCCCATCCTGTGCATTTCTGCCAGCCACTTCCTGACAATATTTACGGCTTCCTTATCTCCAGGTGCAGCGTGTTCGATCCTGTCCGGGTTGTCGCCATCTTTGCGGAAAAACAGCATATAGTCTGGCATCCCGACGCGGTTCATTGCGCTGTCTTTGCGGATTTGCTTGTAAAGCAGGCCCAAGGCCTTGGTCCGCTGCATCTCGACTACCGGGTCTTTCCAGATCGTCGCCCGGCCATGATAGATCAGGCCCGCCGATGTATGCGCCTTGATCAGATCGCCGGAAAAGTCTTGCAGTCCGATTGCACCATCGCGGCCCTTGCGCATGGGAAGGTCAGTGCAATGGACACAAACCATTCGGCCCGGCTTCATGACGCGGGTCAGGGCCTCAGCAAAGAAGGCGTATTGGTTAAGGAACTTCTCGCCCGTGCCCGCGTTTCCAAGATCGCGCTCGCTGTCGGAATAGACAAACAGATCCCCTAATGGTGGTGAAAAGATTGCGCAGTCGATGCTGCTTCCCGGCATGGCGTGCATGCCTTCGATGCAATCCGAATTGTGAAGCGCCCAAGATGCGCCGCTATATTCTGGTTTTTTCATCATTTACCCCTTGCGTAACGCGTTACGCTTTGCTATATGTATTGAACAGAGAAAAGGAACCGATCATGAAACCGCAGCCCCTTCGCTTCACCCTGGCAAACCGCTTCGTAGAGAGCGCCCGCGACATGGGTGATGAGATGATCATCGCCGCCGCCATCCGGGTCTGGAATGCTGTAAACTTCCCGCGCACGAAGCCTTGCAGCGATGCGGACAAGGCCCTGTTTCTGGAATGGCAGAACCAATGAGCGCGGCTGATCGCATGAAGGCAATGCGCGACCGCAAGGCCAAATCCGGCGTCATCACGGTCAGGGTTGATGCCTATTCCACAGATCATGCCGAAATGATCAGGGCATTTGCCAGATCCCTTCGCGTGCCGAGTTCCAATGGCTTCGCCGCTCAGCATGACACCACCCAAGACGGAAACCACAGATCAAGCGGGCGGTCATAGGCAACGCGCCGCTTGGTATTGGACTGGACGCCACGCATCGCGGCGGCCATCTGCTTTTTCATGTCGTCGTGCTTGGCTGATTTCTCTTGGATTATCGCGAGGATTGACGCCTCTGTATCACTGATCACCACATCATTCCGCACGGTTTCGGATTGACCAAACCGATGCGACCTGCGCACGGCCTGATAGTGTTGCTCGTAGCTGAAACTGATCGAGGCAAAGACGGCGTGCGCGCAATGCTGCCAGTTGACACCGAACCCGGCCAGCTTGGGCTTGGTCACGATCACGCGATAATCTCCAGCCGCAAAGCCCAAAAGCCGCCGCTCTTTTTCGTCTGGGTCAAGAGCGCCATGCACTTCCACCGCTCCGGGTATCGCCTTTGAAAGCGCGGTGCTTTCCTCGTTCGTTTCGCACCATACCGTCACAGGCTTGTCGTGGGTTGCCAGTTCTGCCGCTACATCGCACCGCTGCGTCAAGGTCAGGCGCTTTTCCTCATGGAACGATGTTGCAGACATTTCCGGGATGCGGAAAAGCATTCCATCTGCGATGTTTTCTTGACGATCTGCTGCGACGATATGAATGCGCCTTTGAACATCGGGCAAAACATAGCCTGTATCATCTCCGCCAAGGTCTGACGGCATTGTTGCGCACCGCGCCCATGATGCCACCCATGCCCAGAAATCATCAGCGGCATGTCCTTTCAGACGCCAATCCTGCGATGCTGTTGAAGTGTCGTTTATGAACCACTTCGACAGCATTTCCTGTTGACGCATGACGCCAAGAAATTCGGCATGGTTGCCCAGTTCGGTATGATCGTTCGGGCTAGGGGTCGCTGTCGCGGCCAGTTTGTAAGGCGTGCGATAGAATGCATCCTCAATTGCCGCACGGGTCTTGCTGGCATAGCTTTTCAGGATGCTGCTTTCATCAAGCACAACTGCGCCGAACGCGGTTGGGTCCAGCTTAGTGAGGCGCTCATAATTGGCAACCATGACGCCCGCGCCAACTTCGGATTGTTCCCTGATTTGGCGGGCGTCAATCCTGAATTTATGGCCTTCTCGGACCATCTGACCCGCCACCGCAAGCGGGGTCAAAATCAGAGAAGGCTTGCCCGTTTCCTCTGCGCATTGTCTGGCGAATTCCAATTCAATGAACGACTTGCCAAGGCCAGTGTCCAGGAATGCGGCCGACTTGCCAAGATCAAGCGCAAACCTCAGAACAGCATCTTGATGGGTCTTGGCAAAAGCATTGATCGGGCGATGGTCAAACCCCGATCTTTCTATTTTTGTGCCGCGTGATGCAATGAATTCCCGATATTCTTGCAAACTCATGGCTCTTGCCCCGTGGGCATGATGCAGCTATATTTTCTGAAGGTCATGGCGAGTTCCTTTCGCTGTGATTGGCGGGGTTGAGGCCTTGGAACCTCCCCCGCCGCCTAAATTATCAGATGGTCCAAGTAGTGCAAGCGATATTATCCCGCCACCCCATACTTGACCCGCCCGCGTGCGAATGCATGTGAGGTTAGCAGTCCTTCCGAAATCATATCATTGCAGATTTCCCGCGCCCTGCCTTCTGTCCTATCAATGACCGGACCAAGTTCATCCGCGCTCATTTCGCCATTGCGGCGAATAGCTGCGATAATGGCCCGGCCTTGATCCTTGCGCTTTTTCGCGTTGGCAATCAGTTGATGTTCCCGCGCCCTGATACGGCTTTCCTCGGTGCTGGCGCGAATGGTCCGCTCAATCTCCACAACGCGCGCAGGGCGCTTGTCGCGTTCCGCCCGCCATGCGATGGCCAAAAGCAGTTCAAGGCGCTCCATGGCCCGCATTTGGGGCTGTATGGGCATTTTGGACGACGGATAGGCGGCGTATGCGTGTGAAGCGTTCATTGCACAACCTCATGGATGCAGATGCCTTTCAGCGTGGTTGATCGGATTACGCCACGAATGGCTAGGGAACGAATGTTGCCCATCAAGTTAGGGTCATTCACTGAAAGCCCGAGGCGGGATGCGATGTCTCCTGTGGTTAGCGCCTCTTGGCGTCCGCGCTTGGTGAAGGCGCTTAGGATTTGGTCCTGGTTCATTCTGTGGCGTCCATGCGTTTTGGGGTGAAGCCTGCTTTCGCCATGATCTCGGCTGCGGCAGAGGCGCTGACACGTTCACGGCTTTGTCCGATTGCAGGAGTTGCAAGCCTTTCACGGCGCGAAAGTTCGTCGGTAATCGTTTTGACCTGCAAGGCAGCCAGCGAAACAATCTCTCCCGGTGATGGGCGGCGCTTGGCATCCTTTACCCACTGGTCAAAGGCCCGCTGAATTGCCCAATCAGGATACGACGAAAGAGCAATGATGAACTCCTGCCGCAACTCTGCCTTTGTCGTCGGGTCAAGGTCAGGGTCGTAATAGAGGGAAAGAACGCTGTTCGTCCGGCGCAGGATTTGGCCCTGGTCTGACGGCGAACGGATCGCGGCTCGCAAGGTCAATACGGGTAGTTCCCGCAGAGAGGTGGTCGGCAAGTTGGTGGATTGCTGCCCCGAATTTTGCATTTTCCGATTTCCTTGGTGAATTGTGCTTTGGTGATTTGCGCATCCAAATGCGCCACGTTGCTTCCCAGTCCAGCTTCGACGCTGTTGGCCCTGCCCGTGCTTTCCAGTAGTCTTTGAAGTTGTCGGCTTCTGATCGGATGATCTCGGAAGCGTAGCCTTCCGATACAGCCCATTCGCCCCAAGCCTTGGGCAAATACCAATCATCCGGCAGACGTGTGGCACGCTTTTTTGAAGAAGCTTTAGCTTCTCTTTTTTCATCCCCCCCTTCTTCCCTTATTACATCCTTCTTCTCTTTTGTATCGGACCCGTATCGGACCTGTATCGGACCTGTATCGGATGGTTGAACTTGCGGCTGGAATTTGTCGTAGTTACATACAGTTATGACGCTCACACCTGTATCGGTTTTTGACGTGATCATTTCGCATTTTTTCAGCCTCTCTAGGTATCTCTGCACCTTTGCTGGCGTCCAATCCCAAGCTTTAGCCATGTAACGAACAGACGCGGCGAACTCGCCACGCGCCAAATCAACCACGTAGTCACCAGCCCGAGACTTTCCCGCTTTCCAGCGTGCCTCCATAATCATCCAAATCCAGGCTTCACGTTCGCTGAACGGCTCATCCTTAAATGTGCCGTGGTCAAATAGATCGCGTGATATGCTGACGGTTCCGCTCATTGTAGGTTTAGGCCCCGCTTCTTCCCTATTATGTTCCATGGCGGGTTAAACTTCTGAATGTAATGGCGCTCCACATCTCGCAACAGATCGCGCGGGGTCTGCTTAAACCACCGCTGCACATAGCCATCTCCCGTGCTGATCTCTGTTAGGATGGGGTGCCCCGTCATGCGTTGGGCTAGGTTTGTTGACATTCCGACATAGGCCACCACAAACGAGTAATCGTCCAAAATTCCCATTCTGTTGAACAGATAAACAGCAGGAAAATTCCCAAACGAGGCAAACTCCCTGCCGTATGTGTCCGGCGTAACCCATCCGTCCGCCTCGATAGAATCCCGCCATTGCACAAACCTGAGTTGCGCCGTGGTCATCCACGGGCGTGCTTTGTTAGCACTTGAAATTTTGGGCAGAATCGCTTTATATGTGGCATCAGCCATGATCGCACCTCCTCATAAGGTCGCGTGAAAGGTTAGGCATGGTGAAGGGCCGCAAACCCTTTGCCATGCCGCCCGATACTGACCCAAAATAGCGCATTGATCAAGGGGCTTCCCCCGTTTTTCGCCGCATTTCCTCAGCCCTAATCCCATGAATGACGGTCGTATGATCGCGGTTCATAGCCCGCCCAATGGCGGAATAATTGATCCCCTTCTTATGGGCGAGATAGTAGATAAGCTGGCGTGCCTCGGCCACCCGCGCTGTCCTGCCATGGCCGTAAAGAAACCGCGCCTGAATGCCTGTTGCCTCGGCCACGGCATCAACTATCGGCTTCACCTTTCCGGCCCCCAATGCGGCAATATCCTCACACCGGGCAAGGTCTTGTGGTGACAGGATCATGATATTTGCCCCATCACCTTGATATCAATCGCGCCGATGATGGCTAGGGCAGCGCCAACCGTCTCGACCTTGGCAACCTGGCCTTTCCAACCCGCGTGCCATTCCACCTGATCATCCGTTAGCCTGCGTTCGCTTGGTGGTTTGGCGAAATCCTTGACCTCGAGCAGCCAATTAGCCCCCCTGAAGCCCGCTAGCAGGTCTGGGCACCCTTTCCCTACCGTGGATAGGATTTGCACCGTAGCGCCCGCCTTACGCAGCGCTGCGACGATTTCTGACTGGTTACGGTCAACCTTGGCGGCGCGTCTCATGGCTTCACCTGCAAAATCTGATGTGTGACGGTGCGCAGATCGGCCTCAATCGAAGAGGCTAGCTTGCTTTGCCGCATCATCCTTGCGCGGCGGCTCTCGGCCAGAAGCGCCAAGCGAAGGGCTGGTAGTTGCTCCGGCCCAACGTCCCTCGGCAATTGGTAGGCATTCTTCGCAGGCCCAAAGGATGGCATTGGATTTGCGGGTTTCTCGGGGTCCAGGCCATCCGAACCCAAAAGGAGCATTTTTAGCTTTGCAAATGTTGCACGCGTGTTCATAGGCCATTAATCTCCCCTGCCAATATGTCCGCGACAACGGTCAGAAAGTCGGTGTCTGGCCCGTTCAGCGCGACCCATGTTTCCTTGCCCGCGTGAATACCCTTGGGGCCAAGATGGCATTCAAAGCAAAGCGGGATGGTATCAAAATCGCTGGCTTTTTGCTGCGAATAGCGCCCGCAAATGACGTGGTGCACCTGTGACGGCCCCGGCCTACGACAGACAACGCAAGGCAGGGACGCCACGGCTGCCATATGGGCGCGGGCGGCGATTGTGCCACGTGCAAGGCGCGGGGCTTTCTGTCCCAAGGGGCCGCGTTGGGCTAGGTCATTCATGCTGATGCCCTCAATTGTTCCGGGGTTACTTCGATCTGTTGGGCAATCCAATTCAGCACCGCCTCTTTGCTGCGCTGAAAGTCTTTGCCGCCCATTGCCCGCATAGATTGGCTGCGAGGCGTCCAGCACGTCACCACAGGGCCTTTGGCCTGCGTTATGGCATATCCGTGCGCTGCGTTGGCATGGGCGCTTAGAAGGGCTGCCACGCGCTCGGCTGCGGCCTTGCTGCCCACGTCAACCGTTTGCACGTCATGGAAGCCCGTCACGATCAGCGCATGTTTGCGAAGGGTGTCAGGATTTGCCGCCCATGGCATATGCTGCAAGCGCTCGGGAAGGTGCCGCCATGCGTCCGCAATCTCGGCAAACTGGTGGTTGTGTGTGTTGGGGCTGCGAGGGTGGTCAATCTCGACAATGACCGTATCCCCCGGCTGCATTTGCTCCCGTGCCGCCGATAGGCCGTAATGGCCTACAGGCAACAGGGCTTCACCGTTCCATCTGCACCGGATCATGGCTAATCTGTGCAGGAAGGTGATCCGGGGCATGCCCCATGACCAATGCAAACTTTGCCTCGATAACAGAAGCCTGGGCGTTTACCATGAACCGGGTCGTCAAACTGCCAGATCATCTTGGCAACAGGATATGGGTTGCCCTTTACCGTTTCTCCCTTTTCGGGGTGATACCTGTTTTCTGGCAAAACATCAGCTTTTTTGCCAGTCAACTTTTCGGCAATAGCTACTGCATGGTATGCTGACATACCCTCACAATACCCAGCAGTTCCATCCGTAA